CTACGCGGCGACAAAATGCCGGCAACATATCGCGAATGGGTACGAGAAAACCCAAACATGCTTATTGAGGCGATTGACGAGACAGACCCAAACCTTACGGCGTAGGCAGTTACCGACGGCAACTAGCCGAACTACTAGTTGCAACAGGGTACTGGCCTACGAATATCGAGTTTGACACGCGCGACCTACACACGGTGGTTACAGTATTAAATAAGCAAAAGAGGTGACGCGCATGCCAGTTAAAACAACTTGTGAAGTAGTCGGCGTTAAACAGGCGATAAACAATTTGCGTAAGATTGACCCGCAGTTGCAAAAAGATTTTAAGGCTGACGCAACCGTTATCGCACAGCCAGCGATTAACGCCGCTAAAGCCGTTTACAAAAGCGTGCCGTTGTCAGGTATGCAATACGGGTGGACACAACGCGGTCGCAAACTATTCCCGTTTACCGTCGCTAAAGCGGTTAGTGGCGTACGCATGAGGTTTGACACTCGACGCAACGCCGTCGGCGTAATTCTTATTGAGCAAAAAGACCCGGCGGCGGCGATCTTCGAGACAGCAGGGCGCGCTAACTCAAACAAGTTAGGTAACGCACTTGGGTTTGTTGGTGCTGGTCGCACTCGACTTATCGGGCCAGCCGTCTATAAAGCACGTCGCGGTATCGAAGCCGAAATGGAAAAGATGATCGTTAAAACTATTGCCACCGTGCAAAAGGATATTTAGTTATGGCGCTATCTATCCCGATCATTAGTGAATACGACGGCAAGGGCATCAGCAAAGCAATCAAAGAATTTAAGCAACTTGAGACCGCAGGCGAAAAAGCACAATTTGCAATCAAGAAGGCGGCAATACCGGCAGCGGCAGCGCTCGCAGGTTTGGCGGCAGCGGCAGGCCCAGCGATATCGGCAGCGTCAGACCTTGAGGAAAATTTAAGCAAAGTCAACGTGATCTTTGGTGAGGGTGCAAAGGAAATTGAGAACTTTGCCAAGACTGCGGCGACCGCGTTAGGTCAATCACAAAACGCTGTTTTAGAGGCGGCTGGTACGTTCGGCACGTTTGGTAAAGCGGCTGGTTTAGGAGGTGTAGAACTTGCTAAGTTTTCCAACGATTTTACGGCGCTTGCGTCAGACCTTGCTTCATTTAATAATACAAGCCCTGAGGAAGCTGTCAACGCGATAGGTGCAGCGCTTCGAGGCGAGGCAGAGCCGTTACGCAAATTTGGCGTGTTGCTTAACGATGCAACATTAAAAACGGCAGCGCTCGAACTCGGTATTTATGACGGCAACGGTGCATTGACAGCGCAACAAAAAATACTTGCAGCGCAAAACGTAATCTACAAACAGACAACCGCAGCACAAGGCGATTTTGGTAGGACTAGCGACGGTCTTGCAAACAGTCAACGCATACTAAAAGCACAGTTACAAAACTTGCAAATTGAGATCGGCAAAGGTTTGTTGCCAGTTGTGCAGGCTATTTTGCCGCCGCTTAAAGCATTTGCAGCGTGGGCAGTCGAGAACCCTAAAGCGTTTAAAATTGTTGCCGGCACGATCGCTGGTATTGCGACCGCTATTTTGGCAGTCAATTTTGCTATGGCAGCAAACCCGTTCACGTTGATCGCGGTCGGTATCGCCGCGCTTGTAACTGGTCTTGCAGTTGCCTACACAAAATTTGAACAATTTAGAAACATCGTCAACACGGTGCTTAACGGTCTTATTGGCGGGTTTGAAATGTTTGCTAACGCGTACATTGGCGCAATCAACATGATTATTCGCGGCATTAACTTAATTAACCCGTTCTCGGATATTGGCAGTTTGCCGACAATTAGTTTGGGTCGTATTGGTAGCGGTAGTGCCGGTGGTGCTACAGCGGTCACGGCTGACACGCGCACGGCTGACCGTATGGCTCGAGAGTCAATACCGGGCATACCAGCGATTACAGCGCCTATAGCCGGCGGTACAGGCGGCGGTGGCGGTGGCAGTAGTCGAGCAGGTGGCGGTGGCGGTGGTGGTGGCGGTATTGGCGGCGGCGGCGACCTAGTAACCATTCAAGGCGCGTTAACGACATATGGCATGGCTGAACGTATCGCAGCACGTAACGCAGCGCCAGTAACAATAAACGTGACTGGCGGTATGTCAACTAGCGCAGAGATTGGTCAAAGCGTGTTAAACAGTTTGAAAGCATACGAGCGCACTAACGGGCCACTCGATTTACAGATCGCAATTTGATGTCAGGCGTAGCAGTTGTTGCAAGTGGCAACTATGACCTAGAAATTGACACAGGTTTTTTAGTTGACGCATTCGTGCTTGATGACGCAACTAAAGGCGTACTAAATAACACCGAGTATGTGCTTGACGGTACGAGCGAGTTTGCGAGTGTGCTTGACGGCGTTAACCAAGTAAACGTGCGGCGCGGCCGTCGCGATCAAGGCGACCAATTTAGTGCTGGCACAATGACGTTTACCATGCTTGATACAACAGGCATTTTTATGCCGTTTGACGAGGACAGCCCGTTTTACGACACGCCTAACGCTAAGCCGGGTTTAGCGCCGTTGCGTCGAGTGCGATTGTCGCGATACAACGCATCAAACGTAAAAGAATATTTGTTCGTAGGTCGTGTTGTCAATTTTGATTACAATTTTGCACTTGGCGGTTTAGACACAGTAACGGTTTATTGTGCAGACGATTTTTATTTGCTGGCACAAACATTTTTAGACGAAGTTAACGTCAGCGAAGAATTGTCAAGCGCTCGACTAACGGCCATACTTGACCGACCCGAGGTTAACTTTCCTGCAGCGACGCGTGACATTGCTACAGGCACACAAACACTTGGCGGATCGTCAGCGTTCACAATCCCTGACGGCACAAACGTGCTGGGCTATTGCGCGTTAATTAACGAGGCTGAGCAAGGCAGGTTGTTTATGTCGCGTGACGGCGATCTAACATTCCAACCACGTATCGGCACAACGCTTGACCCGTCGGTAGCCGACTTTCACGACGACGGCACAAACATCTCGTACAATGGGCTAGGCATAACATTTGAGGCTGATCAAGTAACAAACCGTGCAGTTGTAAAAATACTTGGCAGCAACAACCCACAAATTGCAGACGACATAGGCAGCCAAGCGCTGTACTTTATACAAACTAATTTTATTACAAACAGTTTGTTGCACAACGACAACGCCGCATTAGACCTTGCCTTATATTTGCTTGACCCGTTGCCCGAGCCACGATTTACGTCGCTTAACACGGCGTTTGCTTTAATGACCAGCGCCGAGCGTGACACAGTAGCCGTCATTGACATAGGCGACACAATTACTATCGAAAAGTCGTTTGCGCCCGGCACTAACCCAGCGTCACTAGCCCAAGAACTAAGCGTTGAGGGCATAGAACATTCAATTAACGTCAATACAGGCCATATCGTGACGCTATTTACGTCGCCAACTACGATCGTTTATGAGTTAATACTTGACGACCCGACGTTCGGTATCATCAACGCTGACAACGCTCTAGGTTAAAGTAGGTCATTATGGGTGCAAACGCGCAGACATCAGTTCCAACATTTACAGCCGGCGAAATTCTTACCGCCGCAAATATGAACATTAGCGCTCGAACTGGCATACCAGTTTTTGCGGATAGCACGGCGCGTGACGCAGCGTTTGGTGGCACAGGCGAAAAAACGCTTGCCGAAGGTCAATTCGCGTATCTTGAAAGCACTAACGCTACGCAATATTATGACGGGTCAACTTGGCAGGCAATAACTGCAGACCCGACTTGGCAGTCATACACGCCTACTTGGGGTTCAACTGGAACTGCACCAAGTTTAGGAAACGGCACTTTAGTTGGTACTTATGTACAACAAGGAAAATTAGTAACTTTTCGCGCCGTTTTAACTTTAGGTAGCACTAGCACTATTGGTACTGGTCAATACAATTTAAGTTTGCCAGTCGAAGCAACGCCTGGCGGCGGTAGTGGCGGCAACATTGCAACAGTAAACGGTACTGGTTGGGTTATTGACGCTTCGGCAGGCGGATATTATTTTATTAGAGCCGACATTTTGGATAGCACTACTTCTGTGCGTTTTAGGTTATTAAATGCTTCGGCAACTTATGCCACGCTTGGATCAGTTGCTCAAGACACGCCGTTTACTTTTGCAACTTCCGACACAATAAACATTTCAGGAACATACGAGGCTAACTAAATGAACTATCTAAACTTTGTAGCACCACACGAAAACGCCGACGAGATTCCTGACGATTGGTATTTTGAAAGATTTAGAAATTGGCGGAACAACGAACTAAAAAATTGTGACTGGACACAACTACCTGACGCAGTATGCGACAAAGAGGCATGGGCAGAATATCGTCAAGCATTAAGAGATCTGCCAGCACAAAACAGCGACCCAACAAAAATAAAGTTTCCAACACGACCTGAATAATGACAAGCAAAAAAATCAGTAAAGCCAAACGCCAAATCGGTGACCAAACCACCAAAGGCAGTTTGATCGGTTTAATGATCTACGGTCTAAACGCGCAAGGCGTTGACCCAATGTTGATCAGTTTGCTTGTTCCAGTTGCGTCTAGTATTTTGGCGTGGCTGTCAACAAAAATAGGCGACCCCGAACCCGCGTGCCTGTTCATACCAAAAAACGACGACCAAAAAAATTGATTAAACCGTACGTCGTAACACAACAACCAGTCGTAAAATCAACGCTGGCAGGCATGGCCAAATGGGTTCAATTATGTTGCAAACACTCTGACGGTGCGTTGTGGAATAACGGCATATTTATGAACCGTGACATGACAAACAAACCCGGCGTTATCAGCAACCATGCTCGATCCTTGGCAACCGATTTGTCGTATCGTTGGCAAGCGCAACGCGATCGCGGCGTGAAAGATGGCCGCAAACAATCGCTGGCATATATGAACAAATTGTTGCAAAACGCTGACACGCTTGGCATACAACTTGTAATTGACTATGCGTTGAAACGATCTTGGCGGTGTGATCGCGGCACATGGAAACCGTTACCAAGCGTCGACGAGGGCGACTGGTATCACATTGAGGTTGAGCCACGTTTAGCGCACGACCCTGAAGCCACAAAACAGGCATTTCAAGCGGTTTTTGGGGCATTCCCCACATCACCCACAAAACCTGTTTAGGCTTATTACCTACCGAGAAAGTAGGTCACCATGAC